ATGGATCGCTGGATCGCCTACATGGGGACAAAATCGCTCGACTATGGCAACGCTCTCACCATCTACCGTACCAAGAATCAAAGCCCAAATATGTCAGCAATGGGAGTAGACCCATCGAGGGGCGGTGATGACGAAACAGCGATCGCCATACGCTTCAACGATTGGATCGCGCCGTTGCACCTAACCAAGGGCAAGTACGTCGAAGATGGCGACGCGGTAAGAGACATTATCCAGAATCTAAGGATAGGCAATCCGCAAATAAATATAGATGTTGTGGGAGTTGGATCATCCCCTTACGATTCCTGTAAAAAGATGGGATGGTCAGTCATGCCCATCAATGGCGGCGGCGCGGCTGTCGATCGCAATGGTAAGCCAATTACTGATCGCACTGGCTTACTGCGATTTAAAGACATGAATGCAATGCTCGCATGGAAGTTAATGGAAGCGCTCGATCCTCAGTACAACCCTACGCTGATGTTGCCGCCCGATCCTAAGCTCAAAGCAGAGTTATGCAGCATTCGTAGAGCGTCAATTGATGGCGGCGTGGTGACGATTGAGAGCAAGAAGGAAATTAAGAAGCGGTTAGGGCGATCGCCTGATCGTGCGGATGCTGTCAAATATGCATTGCTGCAATCGCTGAGTATTTATGCGCCAAATCAGCGATCGCAAGCTATGGCATTAGGCAAGGTTAGCGAGTGGGGTTAAGCCTACTTATTTTTCTTAGCTCTTTTCTTTTTATGAATCTCGCGATACTTCTCAGGGTTATTCTCGCGATATCGCTTGTCTAGCTCTGCCTGACTCATGGCGATCGCGCCTTTGGTCGGTCTGCCACGTTTGCGATCGCTGAGCGTTACTGTCGGAGTTTTGCCATTCTCGTTTTTGCAACCGCGTCGGCATCGGTAAACTTCTGCGCCTGATTTTTGCTTGCCGTTGAAACTCATAGGTTTATGGCAGTAGGGGCAATCTGGGTTATTTTCTTGGGTCATAATGCCTCCGCAAACGCCTTGATAGCACTCTCATTATCTTTAATAAACTGTTTTAACAAGCGAATCTCATCAATAACAGAAACCGAATGCCGCCCAGTCGCAATATTAACTGGGAATGACGGCATCCATACACACTCAAACCAACATACAGAGCCATCAATCATCCCTAGCCCAACATTAGCGACAAATTTGTCGCCTTCTTTATAGGCGCTTTGGATTGAGACCTTTACGCTTGGGTTATTACCGATCATTGATTCATTACTTTTCATCTTCTTCAACCTCAATAATTAGATCCTGTAATTGGCTAACACAGATCAGCTCTTCGCGATCGCCAAAATGTTCCGCAGATTCTTCTGTTTCTAGACGGAGAACCTGATAGATAAAACCTTCATCTGATGGCTCGACAAATAGCGTATTGCCTGACTCAAGCTTAATCTGCCAATTCATGCCTACGATTTCGGCTTCTCCCGATGCAACTAGATTGGCTAGCGCAATATTCAACATGAATATTTTTTGCATTGCTTTTGCTCCTAGTAAATGTGTAGAGAGGGGCGCTACTCCCTCATGTGCGCGGGGTGGGTTAAAACTTAACTCCTCTCATGCTCAACATTTGCTCGATTGTTTTACGCTTATCGGTGTAAATGTGAGCGCCGCTTTTTGCTTTCTCATCCTTCAAAAGTTGTAAAAGCTCATCATTAGTGAATTGCTTTCTTGCTTGCTTTGGTGCTTTCATTTGCTTTGTCCGTCCATTGCTTGTGTGTCTATAAATAAAATATTACGCCACTATAAAAAGATTGTCAATCCCTAAATCAAAATATTTTTGATTTGCCAAAATCATCGCTCTGCTTTATTTTCGCGAGTAAGTGAAGAAATGAAGCGAAATGGTTGCAGATACGCATCAATACAAAGCAAAAAACTGTACCAAGGGCATACCGTGCGGTAATGCTTGTATCTCTGCGAGTAAAAAATGTAAAAGCAAATTACCCTCTAATGTGTCAGCTAGCCTTGATGCGATCGCTAATCCTGCCAATCTAGAGAAAGGCGCGGAGAGTAGCGAACCAATACCATTAACAGATAAATACCCTCCATTGATAGCAAAAGAGTACGAGGATTTTGTAGAAACTAAAACTATTGGAGAAAATTCTGTAACAACATCAATAGAACACGATGCAGGGCAATATTCTGGGATGTCTAAAGTTTCGCCTCCTCCATACTTTCAGGAGGTTACGGTAGCTGTGAATGGGACTGTCAACAAAGAGGGGGAGATATCAGGCAAAGATGGGCTAAAACTTGCGCTAGCCAGTCGCGAAACAGTTAATGGGTATGTGAAAACAGCCCCAGACGGAACAATAATTACGGCTGCCCCACATTTAGGGGATGGATTCGGCGCTGAAAGAACGAGGCTTTATGAAAAAGCTGGCTTCTCAGCACCTGACGAGAATAATGTGATGCATTCAATTGTCAGGGGTGGGAAAATAACGCCCATTACCATTGATGAAATCCAAGCGCTGAAAGAAGCAGGACACTTTGCAAAATGAGCATTTCAGACGATCAAATAATACAAATCAATCATTTGATTGATAGCAACAAAACAGAATTCCAAATCATCGCTTGGATTGATTCTCAAGAAAATGCTAAGGATATTTATGATTGGTTTAATAAGTTTATGCAAGGCTATGTAAGTTCAACCTAAATAAAATGGCTAAAAAAAAGCTAAGTGTAGAAGATGTAAAAGCAAAACTTTTAGAAAGCATCAATTTTGTTTTTACTAATAACGGCGCTAGATCTGAGCGTGCTAATGAAATTCGCAGTTATGAGATCAATGGCAATAAAATCACTGGTGTTTTTGTTGGAGTTCGACAATTCAAAGAAGAACTTTTTGAATTTGAGATGACAAAACAAAATGATAGATGGGAGATCAATTATGGCTACCCAGATTCAGAAGTTGCAAAAAATAGCGGTCTGCATTATTTTCCAGAGAATATGAAAAAGCAGACCCATCGCTATTACCGCGAATCAAACACAGCGCTCGATGAGTGCGGCGTTTTGGTGCGTCCTGCTTTGCTATTGACTGAGGGCACTGTTACTGATTCCACTGGACAGAAAACCACTTATACGAGGGATCTGATTAATGCGATCGTTGAAGCCTCAAATACTTACTCACAGAGTAACGAAATTAAGCTTTTCAATGACCATGAATACAGCCAAGAATCTCGCATTGGAGCAGTGACGGGGAAATTTAGCGCTAGAGAAATTACTGATCTAGATATTCCTGAGAATAGCGATCGCTCTGTCGTGGGTAAGTACGGAATCTTTAACGATGGTATTGAGATTCGCTCTGAAGATGCGATCGAGCAGTATCACTCAGGGCTGCTTAAAGAATTATCGGTAGGGATTGACCTCAAAGGCTCAATATTTGGGGCAAACGTGATTTACGAGGTAAGCGCAGTCCCATTCCCAGCCGTTGAAGCTGCTCATCTCTATTCTAAAACTGAAAAGCCTATGGATAACGATCCCTCTAAATATGCGTTTACTTTTGAATCGCAGATTAGGCGATCGCAAAAGGAAATGACGGAAGACGATATGAACGCCATGAGTTCTCGCGATCGCGCTTATGGCGCTTTCTCTAGAGCTATGGACAATATCAAAGATGCGACTGATGACGAGCTCCCAAAGTCTCGTTACAAGATGATTAAAAGTACTGTCAGCGCTTTCTCTGATTACCTTATGGGGATTTATGCCCCTAAGCCTGAAGAAGAGCCTGACGTTATCCCAATCGTAATGATGGAGAAACCCAAAATGCCAGAAGAAACTACTACATATAGCGCTGCTGATATTCAACAGCTTATTAAGGAAGAACGCGACAAAGCGACCGCAAATATTCGCAAATTTGGAATATACAAAGATCGAGCGATCGCACTTAACCAAGCTGGTAAACTTAGCGCCGCTAAATACAAAGCCACTTTTGAAGGTGCTGACGCTTTTGAAAGGAATGAATCTGCGATCGCTAATGGCGCTCTTGAGGATTTTCTCAACTATGTGGATGAAAATATTACGCCCGACCCTCGGTTAGCTCCTTCAGTTTATGGCGCGACACCATTGGCTTCTCAGGATGTGCCTAATCGTCCTGACGGCAAAGATACTCTTGTGGAAAACGTGGCTAAAGCTACGGCTGCACAATACAAACGTAAATACGGAGCTTAAACCCAATGGCTACCTCAGTAGTAACTCAAACTTTTAATGCCTCGACTGACCAAGATATTGCAGTTTTGGCGACCAATAAATATAAGGCTGCTTTGTCTCGCACCGTTGATTTAAGCTTTTTGCAACCTGATTCAGAAGGGTTTAAATCAATTAAAGCTGGTGCTATTTTCTGCGATATCCCTGCTTCTAATTTTGTGCGGGTTTTGCCTTTGACCAGAGTAGCGGCGGCGCTTACAACCAGTGATAGTGCTGTCACTGTAGCAGATGCGAAAATCTTCAAAAACAGTGAAGCTCTCGTAATCGCTCGACCATACGCCACTCTCACTTTTGCTGGCACTGTTGCCACTGGGAATACAATTACTCTCACTCTGCAAGGTCAAGCCCTCACTTATACCCTAGTCAGTGGCGATAGCTCCGCAACGCTTGCGGCTGCATCGTTTGCAGCGTTCATTAATGCAGGTGCAGCTAGTGACAAGGTACTCGCGATCGCATCAGGTGCAGTTGTCTACTTCTACTCTAAAACTGGTTTGCCCTATACCTTCGCTACAAGCGTTACAGGAGGTGGTGTTACTTCTACAGCTAGCGCGGCTGTCATGCAAGAGAATGTTGCGATCGCTTCTATCCATGCTTCAACTGCAATCAATACCACTACCAATGTAATTACCTTAGCTGGTAGCAGTGCAGTAAACCAACCAATCGGAGCGCCGATCGGTGTAGCAGTTAAGCCTAGCGCGATCTTAGGCTTATCGGTTGAGAAGCGCTTGATTGCAAGCACACAAGCTTTACAGAGAGCGCTATCCAATGACGTGAATATCTACGATGAGGCGGATATTTACACGTCTTTAATCCCTTATTGGGATGAGGCGATCGCATTGGCACTTCCTAAAATTACATCTGTCGCAAGGGGTTAGAAATGGCTGGAGAAATTCTCGAATATTTGAATCGCCAAGATATTGCGAACTCTATTCGCGTCTTGGTTGATCAAACCAATTATTTGCTCATGAACGATGAAGCGATTCCCGTTTTAGATCGGGTTATTGCTCCTAAATTCTATGCAGATACCAATTTGCTTTTAAATCGCATCAAACACCATAGACCAACTGTCGGTACATTGGTGGCGAAAGATGCTGAAATCCCCCCTAGCCGTCCTCGTATGACCTTAACTGAGGACATACTAAAGGATTCACGAATCGGGAAAAAGCTGCAATACGGCTCTGAAACTTTAGCGATGCTCCGTAAGCTAAATATGATGAGTGGTAATAACGCTGCGGCTTATGCAGAGGTAGTTAAAAAACATTTCTTTGACGATATTAGCGGCTTAGTGCCTGCCATCCAAGACAAAGCGCGTTTTCTATCTACTCAGATCGCACTTACAGGGGCTTGCACCTTCTCTGACCCGATCAGCAAAGTTCAGTTTTCAGTAAGCTATACCACTGTTGCGAGTCACATGCCTACGGCGCTTGCTGGTAACGCTCGATGGAATCAGCCTACAACTTGCACCCCTCTTGCTAATTTAAAAGCTCATGCTGAAGTTGTTTATTACGATGCAGCAGGTGGAAACGACAATTTAGGCAGATTCCCTGATTATGTTTTCATGAATCGCGTGAACTTGCGACGTGTAGCAGACAGCAACGAAGGCAAAACTGCATATCTCCTAAAAAATGGAGTAGGTACTACTGCTCAGGATTTAACGGTTGTTGATGTCCCTGACGCTGCGATTAAGGCGATCATCGGTGAACGGGTCAACCCTCGCCGCCCTGCGACAGTCGTTGAGATTGATGCAATGATCAGCGAAGAGCAGGCAGATGGAACTATTACAGATAAGTTCTTGATGGATGTAAATGGCTCTACCGATTACTATTTCTTTGCTTGGGATGGATACATTGAGCGAGCCTTTATACCTTGCGAAGAAGATGGCACAAGCGGGATCTTTATCGTGTCAGGTGAACAAACTAACGATATCCCGTTCAAGACTTGGACAACAGCCGTGGCTAACTATATGCCCATCG